TTTATAATGCACCTAGAGTTACTTTGATTGATGCTCTTAATGCACCTAAAGTTTCAGAGCATATGTGGGCAAGAGTAGATGCTTATGGGATATATACAGGATTATATTGTGATAAATGCTATGATGACCCACAGAAATACACTTATAGAAAAGATAACTACTATGACCCTGCTTATGCAGGAGAAAGGTTAAACCCTGATGAATGAGATAGACTTATGGACAGAAGCAGAAGATTGTGGAAATGAAGACATACAATATAATCTGTTTAGGTTGTTTGAGTGGAGTGATTATCCAACAAATGAGATAGACTTTGATGAGATATATAATAGAATATGGGAAGGCGAAAGGTTTGATGATATAGTTAAGAAAAAGGAGAAGGAAGATGAATAGTAATAACAATAAGAAGTTAGTAAGATGGTCAATGGATACTGATACTAAAGATATAAAATGTACTGAAGATTATTATTTATATGAAACAATAAGAAGTTCTTATGATAAGGACTTTAAAAAGTTAATAGAAACTATAAAGGAGATGAAATGAATAAAGCACTTTACGATTGGTTGGATAAAATAGAGGGTAAAAAATATTCAACTTACAAGTTTATAAAAAAGCTAAAGAAAAAGGAGAAGGAAAATGAATAAAAAAGACCTAGATAATCTAATCAGGTGGGCAGTAGATACTGATGGGATAAAGTTTGCTAAAGAAATCTACGGAAGAAGCGGTGATTATGATGATGAAGATAGCACAGATGAATACACAAGAGGAAAATTTGCAGGTATGCAGAAAAATCTGATACATTGGATAGCAAATCTAGACCCACAGAATAGACAGAATTTAGCAGATGCTATAAATAATAATCCTACAAATGAAAAAGAAAAGCCTAAAGATTTTAATGAACATAAGGAAAAGTATAAAGAATTTTATAAGGACATAAATAATATACTTGGAGATATGGTATCGGTAGGTTCAAAGAATAATGATTAATGTTAGGTTAATAGGGTGGGTGCTAGTAATAGCACTTGCCCTTTTTTGTTGGATAAGGGTAATTATATCAATCATAAGATTTATTTATTAAGAAAAAGGAGAAGGAAATGATGAAACTTAAGGACCATTATAGTATAAAAGTAAATTTAACTGAACAAGACTTATATCAGTTACAAGGTGGAGAGCTATATTTTGATTGGAGCTTTCCAACAAATGAGGATAAAGATGTTATTGTTAATGTTGTGCTAACAACAGGAGAAGATGATGAATAATGAAATAGTAAAAGATGGTAACGATTTTGAGGTTAAGAAATTAACTAAAGAAAAAGTAGAGCAATGGCTTGGTACAAGTAATCAATTATCTGAAGCTATTGAGGTAATTTATGAGATATTAGTTGGAGAATACTCAGCAAAAGCATTAAGACAGGATATTATAGAGTATTATAATGGAGATTGGGAATACAAGGAGGAGGAGAAATGAGTATGATAAAAGATAAAGCAATGGACTTTCTGAATAATGGAGGCTTTGACCTTGATTATGATGAATTTAACTTGCCTAAATTAGATGATATGGACGCAATACTTAAGGAAAAAATACCTATTTGGGAGTATAGAGGTATAAGTGAAGATGAGTATTATGGAATAGATGAGAACGAAGGCAAAATATTACCATAATGATAGAGGATATAATTTTTTATATAGTTTTTATTTTTGTCTTGTTATGTTTTATTGAACCAATGGTAAAATAAGAAAGGAGATACTATGAAAAGCACAAATCCTGTGTGGTACGTAGTGATTGCATTGACAATATGGTGTACGTGGAATTCTGTTAAAAGCAGTAATTCATTTGCCGTATTATCAACACTAAGCACACAAGTAAGCATAATGACAAGAGAAGTTGGATTTCTTACGGATAAATTACAGGTCCTAGAAGAAATAGAACCAGCTGATGTTGTTAAACAGGTTGAGATACCTGATGCTGTTAAAGCAATCATAGAGTAAGTAAGAAAAGGGTGAAACCGATAAGGAAGTAGCCCTTTTTTTATTGAGACACCATTGAGACAATGATTTATATTACAAAAGAAAAAGAAAGCATTTGTTATAAAGATTAATAATTAATAATATAGATGTATGGATATAAGGAAAGGAAAGTTCATGAAAGAAATAACAACAGGAGATAACTTGAAAAAAGATTTAACTACGTATCAGTTGAAAGTAGAAAAAGAAACATGGAAGAAGTTTAAAGGAACGTCTTACCTATTAGGATTTGATACTCCGAATGATTGTTTAAACCATTTAATTAATGATTGTGTGAGCTATAATGGCCGTAAATAGTCCGATTGATATAGAGGGTATCTACAACGATTATATCGATAAAAAACAGGAAGATAACCGCTTAAAACGATACAAGGGTAATGAAAGCTGGTACCACGCTTCTGGTGCTGGTGGTTGTTCAAGGAAAATATATTTTGAATCAGTAGAAAGAGCAGAGCCATCAAATCCAATTGATGAAAAGACTAAAAGACTTTTAAGATTGGGTAATGTTGTGCACGATGATTTTGAAAAAGCTCTTACGCACTATAATAGAGATATATATAATAGAGATATAACTAATAGAGATATAACTAATAATAAAAAAGAAATTAATAATAAAGAAAAAGAATTAAAGTTTCACACTGAGCAAGAGATTAAAATAGAAGAGTTAAATGTAAGAGGCTTTTATGATATTGTTGCTGAAGGTGAAGAAGTTTATCTATATGATTTGAAGACGTGTGGAGGATATTCTTGGAAGTTGAAATTTGGGAGAAAACCCAGTTTTAATCCATCGATACACTATGAGCTTCAATTAGGGACATATGGATATGCAGTAAAAGAAGAACTTGGTAGGCTTGATGGAATGTTTTTGTATTACTATAACAAGGATACATCAATGATGAGAGCAGTGTCGGTACCTCTCACATATATTTCAAGAGCCTACTTGTTCTGGAAGAATGTAAATGATGAACATAAACAAGGATTACCTCCGTTTAGAACAGGTGTTTCACCTGTACAAGATTGGCAATGTAAATATTGTCAGTTTCTAGACCATTGTAATCCGCAAAGATAAGGAGAGTGATATGAGCAAAGCGAGTGAGAAAAGCACTTTTATGAAACTCTTTAAGACAGATGTAAGTAAATACCAAAAGAAGAAAGGGAATTTTACTTATTTGTCTTGGGCAGATGCGTGGGCATTTTTAAAAAAAGAATGTCCTAGTGCAAGATACGGAGTAACGAAAGCAGAGAATGGTTCGCCATTTTTTGCTACAGAATGTGGCTATTTTGTTGATGTATGGGTAGATGTTGATGGTATTAATTTATCACAAATCCATCCTGTACTTGACAATAGAAACCAACCGATAGAAAAACCTACTAACTTTCATATTAATACAAGTATACAGAGAGCATTAGCTAAAACTGTAGCATTACATGGATTAGGATTATATATCTATGCAGGTGAGGATTTACCTGAGCCTGATGCTTTAACACCTAAAGAAGAAGACAATCTGTATGATTTTGCTAAACCTTTAGGGAAAGAACTTGTTGATGATTTGAAGAGTAAAGTTGCTAGTATGAATATTAATGCTAACAACTACGAAGCCTGTATGGATAAGATACGAGACATGAAAGAAAGCAAGAAAGAAGGAGGGAAGTGATGGCAGACGTAAATGAAATGTTTGATAGTAATACTAGAGAAGATAGCTTCTTTGTTCCTGGTGATAAACCTAAAAAGAAAGATAGGGAGTTTAAGCCAAGAGCAAAAGGTGAATACTTTGGTCATATTATTGAATGTGAATCAAAAGTAGTTGATGTTAAAGGTGGTGAGCATAAAGCAAGACTTTATACTTATACATTTCAAGCATCAGAGCATAATGCAGGAGTTAAGTACACAATACCTGGTATTGATGGAAATCCTGAAGAAGTTGATGGTAAGGAGTATAAGGGATACAAGTTTAAAGGTAAATTATGGAGGTTCTTAGAACCAGGCAAGGATGATACCTTTAAATCAAAATCTGATGCAAATGGCACCTTTTTAAGGTTCTGTGAGGTTGTTGGAGTTAAGTGTCCTGTTGAAAAAAGAAACATTGATGGGCAAGATGTTGAAGTTCAACTACTCCCAACACTATCACCAGAAGATATACTTGGTAAGCCTTGTATAGCTTTTGTTGATTTAGGCAGAGAATTTGTTGACAAAAATGGAAACAAAAGAAGATTCCATGATGTTAAATGGGTTAACAAATGGCCAAATGGGGAAGTTAAAGTTATCAGCAATTCTGGAGCGGAAGATGAAATACCATTCTAGAAGAAAAGTTAACAAGGCTAAAAGAGTGTTTATAAAATTCATGCGAAAGATGGGGATACCTGTTAGGGATATAGTCTGGATGTCAGGTGTATCTAGAGCTACAATTTATAGACATCTTAAATAATAATAAATGGGGAGGGATGGACATATTTCGTCTCTCCCCTCTCCCTCAAAGGAAAGGAAGCAATGGAAGACAAATTACAATTAATAGACTATAGTAAGCAGATAAAGTTAACATCTACAATGGATGTAATTAAGCATTATTCAGAAATGATATTTACAGCTGAGGTTAATATGGGAGAAACAACGAATCATGGCTCAGTTGTTACAGATAAATTTATTAAGAGTTTAAAAAAGAGAAGAGATGAATTAGCAGGAGAGTATTTTGGTGAACGTTTTGGAATTTAAAACAAGGAGGTAGTATGGGAAGAGCAATAGACATGGAAAAAGACATTGATGCGATGAAGTTACAACTTGAAAGGCTTGAGAATATAGTCAGAGGGATGTCTCATAGTATGGATGAGTTAAATGAAAAGTCAACAAAAACAACACACATCGACTTAGTTGATGATGTTAAAGCAGAGGAGGATGCAGATGGCGAAAAAGAAGCCAACGATAAGGGAAGTAGCAAGTCAAGTAGCAATACTAAATCAGGTAATGGAAGTAGCAAAAGTAAGAATAATAAATCTGGAAACTCTTCTAAGTAAGTATTTTGAATTCAAAGAAGATGAAAGAAAGTTCAAAAAATTCCTTGATGACAAAGCTGCAGAGCTTGATAAAGACGGAACTGTCGATAGTGTACGTGACGACAAACAACAGGAAATTCCTGAGTCTAAGTGAAGCGATTGACTGCGAGTCTGAAGAGGAAAAAAAAAGAGTAATTATAAGAAAAAATAAGGAAATGATAATGAAAATATATGAATTATTATCTAAAGTACTTTCTAAGAATGAGTGGGGAATATACTTTAAGGGAGAGCCTATTGAAGGGTTTCCCACTCAAGATGGTATGAGGGTATATAGGGTAAATGAGATTGCACCAGATACATTGTATGATGCAATAGAGCAGGAATCAATCAAGGCGGAGAAAGAATGGCAAGAAAAACAGGAAGGAAAGACGTAGAGCTAATAATCTCTTGGCTTAAAGAAGACTTAAAATACTATAAGGAAAATAGAGGTGGTGTTACTAAATTTTGGACACCTATAAATAAAAAACTTATAGATTCTACAAAGCTAAGGATAAAAGAGCTAGAAAATAAATTATAAGCGTAAGGGGGAGAAAATGAAAGAAAGTTCATTGCCGTATGATAAGGTTACGGAAGATGCTGTATTAGGCTCTGTGATTAATAATGAAGGTGAGTACGAGGCAGTTTCAAAATATTTTACAAATATAGAAGTTTTCTATCAGGACAGGGCAAAGCTACTATGGAGTAAAATAAAAGAGATGAGGGCTAAGAAGGAACTAATAGACACTAGAACAGTTTCGATGTCCTTAACACAGTATGATATAAATAGAGGTTTAACACATTATTATGTTGTTGGATGCACAGGAGATACATGTCTTAAAGGTATGACTGAGTTATATGCAAGTAAGTTGTATGATAAGTTCCTCATGAGACAAGTTATCGTTAAAGCAGAAGAAATTAAAAATAAAGCTAAACATAACTCACACGATATATACCAGTCTGTTAGTGAAACACACTCTATTTTAGGTGAAATATTAAACACGAGACCATCTATAGCATCTGATATAGATGATGTTATAAATGATACTGTAGATAGTATTAAAAATAAAACAACAAAGCTGATTAAAACAGGCTATGATAATATAGATAGATTTGCTGGAGGGTTAACAAGAGGTGAAATTACTATTATAGGTGGTAGACCAGGACATGGAAAGACAACTGTTATGATTAACATGTTATCTAATGTTCTAAAGCAGGGACATAAGGCTATATTTTTCAGTAGAGAACTACCAAACTCAGAACTACTAAAGAAAATCATATGCCTAGAGTCACAGCAGTTATCTTATGGTACTGTACGTAAAAATACATTCAGCGAACAAGATATAAAGTCTTTCAATACAGCAATAGCATTTGTTAAAGAAAAATATTCAAAGGATAAGTTTTTAATGTTTGACAATGTCAGAGACTTTTCATCCGCATCAAGTGAGATTAAAAGATTTAAGCCAGATATAATATTTGATGATTATATTCAATTAATTACATGTAAAGGTAAAGAAGACCAAAGAAGGCTGCAAATAGAGAAGCTTGTTAATGATTATAAGTGGTTAGCAAAGGATACTCAGGCTGTTGTTGTCCTTGCATCACAATTAAATAGATTTATTGAAAGAGCAGGTACAAGAGGCAAGGCTCTGATGCCACAGTTATCAGACCTAGCAGAGAGTGGTGCAATAGAGCAAGTCGCAGAGAATGTGTTCTTTTCATATTATGACTACAAGGTTCAAGGAGAAAAAGGTAAAGGAAAGAATGTTTTAACTCTGTGTGCAGGTAAGGTTAGATATGGAGACAGTGGCACTGTGGACCTAGGATATGATGGAGATAAATGTAAAATACATAATTCAATAGGAGAAATGTTAGATGACACCCTTCCGTTCAAGTAAATATATAGGAATAGACCCTGGAAAAAGTGGCGGTCTAATGGTAATAGATGAGACAGGTAAAGCAAGTGCATATAAGTGTCCTGATAAAGTATTTGATATGTCAATATTGTTTAAAATAGCAATAGGAAACACTGCTCCTGATAAAGTTAATCTTTTAATGGAGAGAGTGTGGGCAAGACCAATGAATGCAACACGTGCAGCATTTACATATGGGGTTAATTATGGTCAGTGGCTTGGTATCGCTGCGTCTCATGAGATTAAGATGTATACAACACTACCGAATGATTGGATTAAATGGATTGGATGTCCTAAAGGTATGATTGTAAAGGATAGAAAGAATTGGCTTAAAAGTAAAGCTAAAGAGCTGTACCCTGAATTAAAAAAGGTTACACTAGCAACAGCTGATGCAATATTAATAACACATTACGCAAGGGAGGAGTACTTTAATGAAAAGTAAACATAATCATAAAAGAATAGTTGTGCAAGACGGACAAGATTTAACTATAAAGATATATGGAGGCTCTACTTTAGAAGAACGATTTTCACATAATGATATATATGAAATCCTTTTCTATAGACATTTACTTGAAGAGGAGTTTCCGAGATTGATAAAAAAACACTGGAAAGATTTTGAAGATTGGCAAAGGAGTAGATGTGACAAATAAAGACACAGAGGAGATGAGATTAAGAAAGAAAATAGAATGGCTATTTAAAGTTGATAATATGCTTGGAGTCAAACTATTAAAAGAGAAGTATGAAAGGAAATATGGAAAATAGAACATCAATGCAAAGGGCAGCAGATGCTGAAGAGTCAATGAATATGAGATGTTGGCATTGTAAAGAGGACTTGATATGGGGAGGAGATTTTGATTATGAAGATTATGGATTAGAAGGCGAAGGAATAGTAAGTAATTTTTCATGTTCAAATTGTGAATCAACTGCAGAGGTGTATATGCCATTTAATGAAGATAGATGAACGTTAACAAAAAACTAACACTACTTATATTATTATGGTTACTTGATAAATTAATCATGTTTATTATGTTTATATTTTTTAAGTGATATATTTACAGGACATAATAGATATATTTGGTGAAATACACAGAGAAAAGGGAGGTATGTGGGTGAAAGTAACAGAAGAATATGCAAAGGGATTTGACCTTGATTTAAAGTTTGGAAAATTAGGGGAAGACTTTGTTAAGAACATGCAGGAAAGCAACGAAAAAATAGAAGTAAAGACAGAACGTGACATATGGAAGACAACAGGCAATATTGCTATAGAATTACGTTATAAAGGTAGTCCATCAGGTCTTTCTACTACAGAATCGGACCTATGGGTGCATTTATTGAGTCATAAAGGGGTCATAGAGGGCGGATTTATGTTTAAGGTATGTAAACTTAAGGGTAAGATAAAAAAGCTCCATGAAAGCGGTGATTTAAAAATGGTGATGGGAGGCGATGATAACATGAGCCAGATGGCACTGCTACCAATTAAGGATTTATGGGTTTAAATCAGGTAGTCCTAATTTAGTCCATGATTCTGGATGAATTCTACTCCAGTATTTTTTATAGTCATCTTTTTTATAGTTTTGTCTAAGCCAATATGGAAATTGTTTTTCCCATTGAGCAATCTTAACTTTATAAGCTACCTCTTGCTCTAATATTGGAGAAAGATATGTATTCTCTGGATTGCCTTGTTCTCTTGCTACGTTCATAAGATATCCAAGATATTCTGTTCTCGTATCAAACCATTTTAAATTATTCTCATTTTCACCTGCACCAATGCCATTAAGAATAGGATTCAATGCTAATAGTTTGGCTTCAATGGCATTGTTTGCTGCTTCTGCTGCTCCATCTGGAGTATAGTTTGCCTTAATGAATTCACCATACCTTGCCCACCATGTATCCATTATTACCTCATTAAGCCAATTAAAATCATCTGACATTTCAAATGCATCTTTAACTTCTTTATAATAGCCAGTCATAATTGTATTTGAAACAATCTCAGGTTTTGATGATATAGGTTTAACATTGTCATAAAAGTATTTTTCCCACTTTTCAATTCTATTCTGCTTCTTCTTATATGGATGCGTCTGATTTTCTTTTGTTGTTTTGTAATCATCATAAATTCCAAATACTGATTTCATAAACTCTTCTGGTGATTGATTATACCTTGCATTCCTAACAAAGTATCTACCAAAACCTCCTAGATTATCAGGTTCAATACCAACTTTCTCAACCCCTGCTCTTATAGCGTCCATAAGAGTTTTAAAAAGTAGTCCACCTTGCTGAATTGCAGCCATTGGAAAAACTGGATTTCCATATGTCGGCTGACCACTTAATACTCTCCAAAAGAAAGATAAAGCACCTCCATATTCAGAAAGCTTCAACATATTAAATACTTTCTTTCTTTTTTTTGTTTCTAATTCATCTGGGGGAGGTGCACCCTTAATAAGTTGATTTATACCATATCCTAGAATACCAGCTGTTATGGGTATTGAGGCATGATAGGCAAAAGTCCTATGCCAGTTTCCATTTCTATAATTTTCCTTTACTCCATTAATAGTATTATACGTTGCAGATATAGCGAGCTGATTATATAAAGATACTCCTTTTACAACAGGGTCTAGCATCATTTGTGGCTGCCATATATCTGTTGTAGAGCCTTGTGTTTTTGTATGCCCCATCGTAATCATCTTAGACCATAGCACATCAAGCTCTCTTTGTAAATTTACATCATCTTGTACCTTTTGTAATCTTTTTGCTTTAACTCCTTTAGCTGTGATAGATTCTTTTCCTTTCCAATCAACTTCTGCTGGACTAAGGCCGTATTTAGTAAGTAGTTCAACCTGTCTATCACTTAATGCATATCTATCTTTTGCTCTATTAAGCCATCTAGCTCTTTCTTCTGGTTTAGAACTTCTTAATCCTTCTGTCATTCTAACCATATCATCTAAAGTAAGATAAATAGAAGATAATCTAGTTATAGCTTCAGTTGTCGGAAATCTTACAGAATTAAATATAACGTCAAGTATTTTATTAACTGGATTTTCATATTTTTTTCCACGTACTGTGATGTACTTGTCGCCTTCAGTTAAAGCTGCATAACTTAACCCCATCATTCCTGTTTCTTCTGCTTGCACTCTATTTGCAAAACTCATAGCCAACCAAGTTTTATGAAGAACATCTGGAGCATCATATGCTAGGAAATTATTGTTAAATCCTAACAGAAAATTCTTTGTTGGAGATATTAATCTTGTAAGATTTGCACGTGATATATATTTGTTTATTCCTTGCATAGCTCTTCCTATATCTCCCCATATAAACGAGCTTTCTCCTGGTGTAGAAAGTCCTGTTCTTGATGAAATCATATCATGAATATAATTCCCCACAAAATCTCCTTTGCTGTGGCTTAAGTCTAACAATATTCTATCTATTGCTTTATTAGTTTTAAACCCTGGGAGCTGAACAAGATAAGGGAACTTGCTTAAATTTGCAATAAGTTTTGCTGTAGATGCTGCATAGTTAGGAATATATTTATCATACTGATGTTCATATGCGTCAATCCACTTATTATCCTTAGCAATATATAACCTTTCACCAAGATACATCTTTCTTCTTATAAGATTTTTAGGATTAAATCTTTTTAAACCAAAACTAGATATTGCCCGTATATCTTCATGCGCAAGTATTCTTCCTTTATCCATAAATTTATCAAGCTCTTTAGGTGTTATATCTGCCCTTCCATAATGTGCTTCTGCTAATTTTTGAGCATGTTTTAAAGTAAAATCTTTTATTTGTTTATCTAAATTTAATGAATTAACATCGTAGGATTTTAAGAATTCTTGTGTTACTGCTAATGGAACAAAGAAATGTTCACTTATTTCTTTTAACGGATATCTTTTAATAAAAGATTCATAACCAGCCTCTGTCATATTAGACCTTATAGATAAATAAATATTACCCCATACATCGTTTTGAGTATATTCATACCAAGACTTTGCTATATCATTTTCTATGGTATCTATTTTAAGATTGCCATCTTTATCATATATTTTATCGTAAAACTTTTTAGCTTTTTTAAATCTCTCAACACCAACCTTATCTTCTGGATGTTTTTTTGCATGGTTAGCTAGCCATTCATATCTTTCTGGATGAAGGCTCCATATATTATCCTTAACTTCTTTATTAAATCTTGAAAGACCATGTTTGATTTTTTCTTTACCTTGTCTTAAAGCAAATATAGTTTTCCCTTTTTCTATTGAATCTTCGTATAATATTTTATAAACAGATTCTTCAAAGCCCTTTAGTTTAGCTCCTTGTGTTAATTCTATTACTCCATGGTCAATTAAATCTTGCCCTACTTGAATTAACTCTGGAGCATTAAGTCTTTTTGCAAGCCAAGGAAATGCATATTGAACAGTCCCATGGAAACCAAGTTGTAAAGCTCTCTTCTCTACTTTTCCTAACTGTCTTGATAATTTACCTATATTTTCAACATTAAGAGCATCTGAAACATAATCAAAAGCATCATATTCTTTGAAATAAGGACTGTTATCCATATAATCAAGAAGTTCTGTTGATTGTTTATGAGAAAGTTCTAAAAGATTAACATCAGCAATATCTCTTTCTGGGAAAAACATCTTATGTAATAACATGCTTTGTGCTTTTTCATTATAATCATTGACTTCAAAAATCTCTCTTGCTTTAGTAATATTTTTATATCTTCTTGCTGTATTCTTTCTATCAACAGCTCTCATTACAGGAGTATCAATTATTTCATCAGCAAATAAAGCTAAGTCTGCCTCTGATGCATGTTTATTAATCTTAAAGTCTGATGGATTGTCAATACCTGCATTTGCTGCATAAAATGCTTTTAATTCTTTTCTCTCAACACTTGTCATATCCTTTGTTAATTCATTAAATACGCTATTAACAGATGATACAAGCTTCTTTTTAACACCATCACTAAGTGTTGCCCCACCTTTAATATCATCCTCAACCATTTTAATTACGCCTTCTGGCTCCTTACCACTAACGTCTTTAATTGATAGTCCTGAAGTTAAACCTTTCTGAACAGCTCCTACAGCTTTCTGAGCACGACTCGGCTCTTGCATAAATTCTTGTTTTGCCATTGCAACCTTTTGAATAACATGCTCTTGTAGTTTAAACAAATCACCCCAGTTTTCTTGTTCTTTATAAATAGCTAATATATTAGGGTCTTTAGGTTCTGCATGTCCAGCTATTACATTATAAACATCTCTTTCTTGCAGTGATAGATTAGCTTTTCTCTCAGCAAAAGTTTTTTCTTGTTTTTTATAAGCCTTTGATGTCACATTTCCTAATACTTTTTTACTAGCACCAGTTAACTTAGTTGTAAATCCTGGGAATAATAATTTATTTGGGTCGCCTCCTGAAAGTTTTTGTAATTCAAGTGCAAGTTCTTTAGGAATAGCAACAGGTCTTTTTACACCTCTAGCTTTAGCAGCACCAAAAGGTCTCTTCTGCGTCAAATCAATATAATATTGTCCTGTTGGCTGGTGTAAGACTATGTGTCTTCCTCTTAATGCTCCTATCTCTTCTGCTCTTATAGGATATGTTTCTATAATTTCAACTCCTTTAACAAAAGCTTTATCATTCTTCATTAATTGTTTAACTGCAGGTATACCTTTATACCATGCTTTTAATTCAGGTAAAGGTACTTTTGCAGCCTTCATAAGCTCATTATATTCAGATGTATATTCTTTAGCTCTCTTCGCTGAAAGAGGAACTGTTTTTATAAAACCTTTATCTCTTAATTCATTAAATATAATCGTAATATTTGATGTCATATTAGGTTCTATACCTTTTATCTTAGGCTTTGTTTTTTTAAGATTATCTAAAAAATCTGTAACATCTTTTTGAGTTAACTCAGTTATACTTCTCTTTCCAGATGCTCCTAATATTTTATTAATAGGTGGGAGTCTTGTTGCTAATTCTGCTCCACTGAAATTATCTTTTAAAATCTTTACATCATATGGTTCTGTTATATTACTCCAAGCTGCCTTTTTATTTTTAAGCTCTGGTATTTTTTCAAGCTCGTCTCCTTTTACACCTTTAATTATTTTTTTATACTGAGATTGATTTTTAGGAATATTTTCACTTACATCCTGTGTCCTTAATATCCCTTTTTCTACAGCTGATGCTATCATTTCATTTGTTTCAGCCCAATCTTTAGGTGCAACCTGACCATGGTTCATAGATTCTACTTCTCCAATCCTCATGTTTTGTTTTTCAGCAGAAACTTTTGTGATTGCTTTACCTTGTTTTACATAGGCATCAGCTTCTTCTTTTGGAACTGTTAAAATATCTCCATTAATAGGATTTCCTGCATCATTTGTAGCAACAATATCAACCATTGGTTCATCAAGCTCTGACTCAGTAATCTTTTGAGTTTGCTCAGACTTAAATAATCCTTGTGTTAATTTTGTATTTAAATCTTTAGATAATATATCATACCTATTAATCTCTATTTCTTGTGCTTTTAATAAAGTCTTTTTTTCTGCATCTGTTAATGCTCTGCCACCATTCTCTTCAGATTGAAATCTTTTAATGTATTCTGCTCTACCAGTATCAGTCTCATAAGAATCTAATTTATATCCTTGATATGCTCTTACAACTGTTGGCATAACAGTGCTAATATATGCGATATCTTCACCTGAAATCTTCTTTAAATCAAATCCAACATAATCACCATCTTTATTCTTAGTACCAGCCTTGTTAAGTATCCTTAGTGTATTATCAACAACTTCTTTTATAGTCTTTAATCCTTGAACAGTTTCAACTGGTTCAGTTTTAACATCAATATCTTTTTCAAAGAATTCAAATGGAGTCTCTGGACCTAATTCTTTCTTTATATTACTAATACTTTGAGTTAAAAGTTTTGCACTCTCGTTTCCAGTATATTCTAAATCAATACTTTTATTTGTTTCATGTTTAATATCCTTTACAACTTTTGTGCTTATACTTTCTAATGTTCTAGGAATATTTCTATTTCTTGGAATGATTGCAGTACCTGGGTCTGCTGCATCATATTTAGTCATAGGTTCAGCAGAATATGTTGTATGTTCACCTTTAACTTCTCTTGTATCTTTTACATCATACTTAAATGATTCTCTTTTATATAATCCTGTTGTTTTATCTTGCTTAGGCATATTAAGTTTATGTAATCCCCAGAAGCCTGCAACAACTGCTGAATTTAACGTTACATTTGCCACAAATTTACTAAAGTCAAACTCCCCAGTTTCTGGGTCATAATATTCTTTTCTTATATCTTCATTTAAAACCATTGGAGCGGTTGTAAATATTGTTCCCTGTATGCCAATGCTGGAAGCTGGATTAGATACAGCTTTTGCTGCAAATGTCTTATAATTCTTTGCTCCCATTTTCCATTTAGCATTTGCCCACATATTAGTTAAGCCGAGCGTTTGACTTACCCCAGATAAAAGAAAACCAGTTGTAGCATGTTCTTTATAACCATCCCAAGCATCATTAATAATATCCCACCTATTTATTGTTCCATTGTTTGTAGAATATTTTCCATAATTCATTCTTTGGTCTCTCGCTGATTGTTGCGCTGCCATAGAGGCCCCAAATGTCCCAAAACCACCAGTTCCGTAAGCTACAGCATCAGAGCTAAATTTCTCTTGAATAGTCTTTCTTAAACCAGAAGAAGTTTTTGTTTTAGGAATTGATTTTACAATATATCTACCTGTTGATTTTTGCCACCATTTTGAAACAATTTTTGGAATATTTTTTAAACCTTGCCATGCAACTTTATGAGCACTTCCACCAAATACAAAAGTAGCATACATATTAGCTATTCCTGCAGGGTCTGACATTGATGCTGCAATTGAAGCAAGATGGTTGCCAAAATTAGGGTCATAATCTTCAAAATTAGTATCATATAATTCTTTACCATTTTCTGTAGCATATTGTCTTCCTGTAAAAGAATTATTAAGTCCTATCATTACTGATTTTTTTAATTTATCTGGAATATATGGAGAGACCCAAGAGTCTGGTTCAACAAGAGCTTGCATAAGGCTACCTGTATCACGTTCATATTTACCAGTTCCAAGTTTGTTAAACAAAGGATTTGGAGGCATATTATCCTCATCCCATACTTTAGCCTTCATTGATTCCATAAAATCACCAGTACTCTGTTTTGCAACACCATAGATAGTATTCACATGGTCTGGAGATAGGTCTATATCATCAGGATTTGAGGTATAAGTTGTTGGTTGGTCTACTATTTTTCCCCATTCAGGAAGATTCATTTCAGGGAACATTTCAACAGCCATATTATAATATGCAGAATCAGGCAAATCTTTCTTTTCGCCATAGTTCTGCTTCATAATATCAATAACCCCCTGCTTATCGAAATTTGTATATAAATCTAAGGACATTTATTTTCCGCCTAAAAACGTAGGCACATTCTGCATCATTTGGTTTTTCTGTAATTGTTCTTCTAATTTACGCTGTAATTCTTCTTTAGTCTTCTTCTTTTTTAAATCTGACTGAAAAGAATACTGTGCTCCAGTTAAACTCCATCTAGTATATCTTTCAAGTTCCTTACTTCTCATAAAATCTAAATCATTTTTTTCTTGATTCCATAATTCTAAAATCTCATCAATAGTATAATCCATATAAGATGCGGCTAACTCTGAAGCAATATCTTGTGGCATCATTTCAGCAAATGCAGGATTATCCGCTTGAGCTTGAGTAGCATATGGTGCAATCATATTTGCCATATCAAAAGGTACTGTGTCTCCTCCATTTATTTGACCAGAAATAACTTTTTGACCAACCATTTTTATATATTTTTCTATAGCATTAATTGAACGTGTATAAGATTTAATATTGCTCTCTGCAATACCTGTCTGTTCTTCCCTTGCGTTTTCTAATCCTTTAGCATTCCCTGTAATAACATAAAAAAGTTCATGGTCCTCTATCATTCTTTTACCACTAGGTTCCTCATCAGTTAAAGCCATAAGCGCAGCATTTAAAGACTTCTTGTATTCAGCCATTCTTCCAATGATAGACCTGTCAGTTTTATCTCCAGAACTATAATGACCTATATATTTAACCTCTGCGTCTTTTTTTATTGGGTCTGTATATAAAGCAGATTCAAATTCATCAACAGCTCTAAGCTCATTCATAATATGATTAACAGTCATTTTATTTGGATTTTTCCAGTCAGCATCTGAATAGGTATCAATTCTATTAATTATATCAGCACCATTATCTATCGCAGATACATATCTATAGTGGTCATTTCGATTTGCTTCATATGCAAGTCCTGTTGCTTCTGCATTAATTATAGCAGCTGGGTCATTCGATTGTGCGGCAGCATTTTTTGTTGCTGTAACAACAGAACCAGTTGAAACAAACCCACTATGATTTATTGTATTTTTTACTAAATCATCTAAAGCATCAGTAGCATTAGCTAATCTTGTCTCCCTGTTTTTTTGCTTTTCTTCAATCCATTTTTCTTGCTTCATGTTCCATTCAAGCTTTTTTCTCTGATTCTCAGATTGAGCTTGTTGTGAAACTATGTGTTGTTGATTATTACTTTGAACTAAATTAAGTAAATCTTCCCAAGGATTATTACTAAACCCTGATTGTGCCATTAAGGCATTGTAAGTTTTATCTGCCATTAAATCTCCTTATTATCCGTAACCACCAACTCCAGCAATATCTGCAGCTGTTGAACGCCATGAATTGATTAAATCTAAAATACCTGATTCAGTACGAGCTTTTTGTTCTTCTATTCCTCCTAGAGATTCGGTCATTCCTGATAAGTAATCACTTTTAACAGACTTACCATATACATCTACTGCTCCAGACCCTGCAAAACCTCCATGTACCTGCCTTGCTTGTTGTCCTGATTGTGCACCAATCAAATCATCAATAAGAGTTGAATGACTTGCTTGCATAAAAGGAGAATATGTTTTTCCTAATAAACCTTTCTCCTGAGATTGTGTAACTGTTTGAAAAAAACCTGGTTGTAAATTAGCAGCATTCTCTCCAGTCATTCCATATTCATTTGCAAATGCTGTAGAAATATCACTTCCTGTAATATTAGATAATCCTCCTGCTGTATTTATACCTAATTCCTGTAATAATTCATATATTTCTTGCATTAAACCTCCTTATTTATATAGATGACTTTGCCATGTTTTGGTACATCCACATCATAGATTGTAAAGCTTTTGCATATTCTGGGAATGCTGGTACCATCGCCCCACTTGCATCTTTAGTAGTTGCCATTGCTTTTTTTATAAAAGTTTGCATATTAGCTCCTTGAAATGGAGCAAATTTTGTAAGTCCCATTGATAATTGTTGTGCTAAGCTAGCAGCTCCAGTACCCGCAGCATTAGTTACTACAGGACTTACTTGTGCTCCCATATATGCTGTGCTAGCCCCAGGAGTAGTTGCCGTAATTGCATCCACAGGACTAAATAAAGCCTCCTGTGCAGTTTTTCCTGCCATATATGTTGAAACTCCTGCAAATGCTGCAGTTGGTAAAATCTTTTCAAATGACTTCATTTTTTTTGCAGCTCTTGCTAAATCATTCATTCCTTCTTTTACGTTTTTTAAATCTGAAACATTACCCCTTAAAAATGTTTTTCCATATTTTCCTTGCAATCCCATTTCCTGCATATAATTCTTAACTGCATTTGCCTGTCTTTGGGTAAATTTACCTTGTTGATATTGTTTATTACCAGCAGATACACCAGCCATAACTCCACCAGCTATAGGATTAAAAATAGAAACAATAATAGGAACAACAGCATTTAAAAATTTAGACAATCCACTTCTTTTTCTTTTTCTTCCAGCTTTTGAAGCCTTATTATAAATTTCTTCTGCCTTTTTATTAAAATCAATAGCCATTCTTCCCTTATGTTCATTAGCGCTTTGCTGTTTACCACGTATTCTTGTGCTTTGTTTTATAAAACTATCTAGAAGGCTGCTTTGAGTTTGAGCCATTTGATATGGGGATACTGACATTATACTACTCCTTTTTACCTATTTTTCTTCTGTTAAATATATTAATAATTCTTCTCATTTACAAATTTCTAATCATATTCTGCAAAATCTGCTACTGCTGTTGGTAATGCTGTTACTTTCATTATAAATGGAGAATAATGCCCTGAGCCTATTCCTCCATAGTTTAATGAACCACTACCTGCTAAATTTGCTTTTAATCCAAACCAATAATTATAAGTATCTCCTGCTGTTAATCCTGATACAACCCAAATGTTCTGAATAATTCGTTGGTCAGTTTCATCTGTCATGTTCACTAATTCTTCATGTTCTAATCCAATAGTATTATAAGTTGCATTATCAGATAGCCCAAAATAAACATATCTACCTGATAAAGAATCTAAATATCCTGCTTGAACAAAAACCTCAACAACCCCACTTGGTGGAGCGATAAATCTTACAGTAGCATCTGCGTGGAGAGTTACAAAAGCATTAGTTAGAATATACTGAGCCCTACCTGCATCGTGTCCAAGAACCCTACAACCAAGTATCATTCCTGCATAAGCACTATTTGCTACACTAAATTCAGTACCTGCTTTTTTTGCTATAAAATTACCATCGTTACTATCTAATATTATATCCCCCCCTGAATCTAAATCAATATCACCCGTACCTTGAGATTCCAATTTAATATTGTAATTAGTTGATGATTTGAGATTAATTATATTTGGAGTTCCCACATTAATTGCACCGAAATCATCACTACCATCATTAAATATGATTTGATTATTTGTAGCTTTTAAAATTATATGACCTGCAGCATCTAATGTCATATCGTGTGATGTTGTAGTTCCACAATCAAATAACATATCTCCATCTGATTCTATTTCCAAATTTCCACTTGTTCCAACAGCATCATATGTCTTAATTTTAGTCGCACCATTAGTCATAGCATCTATTGCAAAGAAATCTGTTCCTGCGTGGGTTATTACTAATTGTGAAGTAAGAGCATCGTCACTTGTTATTGTAAGAGTATTGCCATCAAAGGTTAATCCTGATTCAGAATCAAGCTCTGTTGTGGTAGCCCCCACTGTAACAAGTTCATTTACTGTTGCATTATTTAAAGCAGTAATTACTCCTAATCCTGGTATAGTTCTTTTCTCAACAACTCCACTATTTTCAGTAAGAAAACTTGTTGAACTACTACTACCTGAAATATTATCTATCTTTAAACCTGTTCCATTAATTGTAGCTAAATCAGCACTAGTCGCTTTAAATTTTACATCTCCTCCATCAGCATTTAATTCTATATCACCACCACAGTCTAATGTTAACTTTCCAGCACTATCAAAATTCATAGTAGCACTTCTAGTTGAATAGCTTAATTTTAATAAATCTGTTTGTGCTGATGTTTGCCAATTATCATCATAATCTGAATTATATTTAATTTCAAGTGTTGAACCATCATATAGTAATGTAGGTTCTGCATCTACATTTCCTACTGATTGTGATACAGTTAGAAGCTGATTTTCTGCAGTACTACTTATACTATCATGCGAATCATTCTCAGATAAATACCATACACCACCATTAGCTTCACACGTTTCTTTATTAGAATACTGTCCTAACGAGCAATATGCTGTCTTATAATCGATATCAAAAGAATTTATACCTAAGTCTTCTATTGTTTGATTCCCTGTCCTATATCTTATATTTCCATTAGAAGAAACAAGAAACTTATCAGCACTGATTTCAGAATTTTTAATATTTTTTAATGTTATTTTCTCAGACTTTAAATGTTTTATAAATATATCATTAATTTTATTAAGTGGCTGCATTTTCGTTTGAGCATACCATTGTCCATTTGCTTTGATACAGAAAAACAATCCCTTATTTCTTATATTTGCAACAACAATATCCCCTTCTCTACCATAGTTTTTTGTTGGAAAATAATTTATTACTTTTATTTTTTCTTGTTTTGAACTAGTAGATATAGCCATTATTTAGGAGGTTTAATTCTATATAGTATAGTGATATCATTTATTTCAAATCTGTTTGCTATTCTACCTCCTGCTAATTGAAAAACTAATTGAAATGAATATATATTATTTACATCACTTTCATTTGTAGGTTTTAATTCAGCAATATGCCAACCTGCATCACCTTTTTTCTCCCATTTTCCTGATTGATTCCCATTAAAAGTTTCTTCATAATAAAAAGTATCATCAGTTACATATGTTATTTTATGAAAACCATTAATTTGTGAATTAGAATTATAATCTGATGTACCTGTTACATATATTTCATCATCATTAACTAATCCATGCGCTGCTGATGTTATTAAAATATCATTATCATGACTTCCAACAGCATGGTCTGCTACTGCTGTTATATTACCAGACTTATCTGATGATGCATATAAACCTCTAATACTATCATAATTAGTTGAAGCACTAGGAAGAAATGTATTAGTGCCTACATTTGGAGTTTCTCCATTTGTGGCGTAATAAACATTTACTCTTGAATCTCTAACTTCTTCATTAGCTGGACTAGCGTCATTAACAGTATTTTGTCTCTCTGTATCATCAGAAGTTTTAAATGTCACATAAACTTTATATATCTTCTTTCTTGCATGAGCAGAGCCAAAATTAAAATTCTTTGTTCTTAAATAAAAGAAATCTCCAATTTGGTCTGTAGCACCCACCCTAGCATCCGAAGGACTTTCATTATACTCATCTAAAGCATCTTGATTCCTTACAGGCATATCATCCCAATAATAAAGTCCATTTATTATAGGACTAAAACCCTCACTATCAACATTAGCAGCTGCATCACCACTAGCAAAAACAGAATAATATAAAAGTTGCCCATTTGCATCATTTACAAAATTTGATAATTGTCCTGTATTTTTAAGATAAGCCTGTGTATTTGGCGGTGACGTTAATTTTCTATATAAAAATGTCCACCCTTCTGATTGAAAAGAATATTCAAATGCTTCAGGAATAGAAGTTATTATACTACTACTTATAGTATCTTCATAAGAACCAACATCTCTACATACTAACAATTTTGATGTAGAGGCGATATAACCAATAGCAGGAATGTCATCAGCTTTATGCCCTATCATCCAAAAATTAGTAGTAGTTCCAACAGGATTAGATTGAAATCCTTCTGTTCCTATTTTATTTGAAATTAAATTAGTTAATTTTTCTCCATCATATAAAAAACATCCTGATGCATTTACCCATGCAATTCCATAAGGAGTATCAGTAACTTGACATCCTCTTGATACACCAATATAATCAAATGTATCTTCTAAAAATTCATAATCACCAGAAATATTAAGAACAAAAACCTTTCTTCTTTTAAATTGTAAAATTTTATCTTTATAATAAGATAAATGTGTTATCTCATCACCATCATTAATAGCAACATCAATATAACTACTTGCTGGGAATACATTATATTTACCAATAGGACTTTTAAGCATTCTATCTGGATAAACTCTACCATCTTGTTCTATATTTCCAACATATAATCTATTATTACAATGAACAGCTGTTTTATATCTGCATTTTAATTTAGAAGGAACTAAACCATCTTCTTGAGATACTAAAGATTTAGATTCATAACTATCAATTTCATTAAAATTAAGAAGATATGTTTCAGGAAGTTCATAATTTGTTGCTAAAATACCATTTTGTCCATAACTTCTAAAAGTATATGGAAATTCTTTTCCATTAGTTGATGATTTTATTGTTCCTTTAAAAGTATCAACACTAGCTTGTAAATACCAAATATCAGATTCATTATCCTTCATGTATATATTAATACCTTTAATAGCCTCATGCTTAAGCAATGCATCGGTAGTAGAAAGAACTATTTTAGGAGCCTGATTACTTTCTATTTTAATATCTTCACCAACATTAAAGTTTTCATCAACAGATATCGCAGACTCTTCATCAAATATATTAACAGTACTACACCCAACTTGAAAAATTCTATCTGTCCAGCTTTCTGAGGTATCTAAAATCTCTTGATTATTCGAATCCTTTGGAACCTTAAAATCTACATTTAAACTTATATCTTGCCCCGAAACATTCCAAGATACGAGTGAAGAATCTTTCCACTGTTCGTAGAATCTTGCTTCCCATTTAGAAAAATTATATCCTAAACTATGATGATATGCTGTTCCTGTAGGCTCTGAATTTGGATATGTGCCTATAAATGCCTCTAAGTATCCTATACTATTTTTAGGGTCTAATATTTCAAGTTTAAGGGCCATATTATCTGAAGATGTTAAAACGCTTCTATTCCCATCAAGTCCTACTGGAACTCCTAAATTAAATCTATAAGGAATATGACATGAAAATGTATGACCATCTTCAGTATCATGATATCCGAACAAATCATCTCCACCTTCATCTTTTTTCTGCCTTAATGTTTTTCCAGTACCAGGTAATATCTGTGTACATATTTCATCATCTAAAACTAAAGAACCATCAAATATTCCATCCAAAAGATTATCCCCTATTTCAATACCTTCAGGAATTCTAAGAAGTGTTGCTTTTATTTTTGGAATTGGACAATCTAAAACTTCTCTCCATACAGAATCATTATCATCTCCTATTATTGTTCCAGTAGATTCTGCTCTCGAAGCCCCATAAGCACTTAATATTAAATCAAATTCCATAGCTGCCATATATCTTGGACCTAAAAAATCTCCTGGTGGTTCTGTTGGTTCTATAGCAACAGGTGTAGATGCATGTGACCATTGCAATTCTAAACATTCTGTTAAAGTTGTTCCTCCACACATACCATTTTCACTATATGGATGTGGTATTAAGATTGTCTCATCTCCTACATCCGTATCATCATCTGTAGTAGGAAGGCCTCTTTGTAGAGGGACAAAATCTGGATTAGGAATTTCTTTTAATCCTGGGTAAGAAAAATAATGACGCACAAGACTAGCCGCTGGGTCATCTGGAACTAACTCACCAGTAGATGTATTCCCAATTAAATCAATGTCAGGATGATGGTGTGCACCACCAATACTAGTTTGAACATCTTCTCCTTTATATTGTCTTGGAACAAGACCTGAAATAGGCAATATAACAGGATTATTATAAACATGGCCTATTGTAGTGCTTTCTGCTCCATCTTCTCCTGTTGAAATGGTTCCTCCAAACATAAATTGACCATTAGATTCTGTTCCTCCTGAATCAGTTTGATTTGACATACGTCTTGTAGCAAGATTCTGACCTGTAATATCTACATATTTAATTGGAATATTTTGAAGATATTTTTGATTAAGTAAATTCTGCAATATATCTGTATAACTTGATATAATAGTTTTTTTCCAATCAAACTGCATATAATGCCAATTAAGAGGAGCAGGGCTAACAACATCTGGAACATCTAAAAATGTATTTAAAGATTCAATTCTATAACCTCTCCACATATCTTCATGACATCCCATTATTTGTACTGGAATAGTATTAAAATCTTTAAATTGAGTTACAGTAACATCTTCAATAAAATCTAAAGGATTATCAGTTAACATATGTCCACTGACATCATAATTACCTAATACAGGTCTATTATAATAAAAATAAGAAATTACATCGTTATTGTTTGTTGCAAAATTAGCATCAGACATTTTCAATATTCCATTTGTATAACTATATACAGTATCTGCCTTTGGAAATCTCCACTTTAAAAATCCTTTATTCCATATACCACCAGATGTTAAATAACTATATACTGAGGATTCCCCTGAAACATCAGATGTTGGTTTTATACTATCACTCATTAATATTATATCTTCACTTGTTCCACCAGTTTTCTTTCCTAAAGCTATATTATCTATACATACAGCCTGCATAGTAGGATATCTAGAAGATGCATTATTGCCATCTGGAATCACAGAATCATTTGCTTTAACAACAGTTTTACTCGTATACCCAAATCTACCAGCATATATTCTTAATATATAATCTCTTGTATTTGTTGCATCTGTAGGAATTGTAAAATTCAATTTATATGTATTCCATTTGTCATAAAATTGTCCCCAATTATATACTGTATCCAATCTACTATAACTTCCATGGCTACCAATACCGCTAGTAAATGCTTCTCCACCATTAATCTTAGGTACACCTAAAACAGGTATTAAAGACTTATTATATGTATTCTCTTGATTTTCTTTTGCAATATGAACTAAATCAGGAAAAGATTTCTTAACACTAACAGCACTTATAAAAATACGATTTTGCTTATGCATTGAACCAACACAATCAAGTGATATTCGTATTTGGATACTAACAGCATTAGTTGTTGTAGTATGTTCTGGAACAAAAAATCTTTGATATTCAAATCTAAGGTCAGCTTCTGTCATATTTGAATTAATATAAGCATCTTGACCTATATGCCTATATATAGGAGTAATAGCAGAATTATACTCTAAATGGTCATCACTATGTCTTCTAGATGTATGTTGTTTTTGAGACCATCCCCCTATTATACTTTTTCCTGCTTGTACTATCCCAACATCCTCATTACACATCACGTTATATCGAAGACCAATAGTGCTATTATCTTTCCATGCACCACCATCCCATTTTATATATAAATCGTACCAACAACCACCATCCACTTGAACATTCTGATACACATAAGAGGTCTTATAATACTCAGTTAAATCATCTTCGCCAAGTATTAGGTCTGTAGTGGAATTCCGAATTGCAAGACATGAAGCTCCATCAAATCCTCCATCTACTGATGACTTAGGAGTTGTAGAATCATTACCAAAATAATCAACATTCTCAGCATCTTCATTTTTAAGTAATCGATACCTAAACGCTCGATTGCTGTTGTCAATTGTATCTGGATAAGTTGGAGCTTTTACAGTCCAAAATCCAAGTTCCCCAGGGTCTCCATCTTCATTAGTTATATCTGTACTACCATCTGGAAGAGCATAGTAATTATACGGAGCTAAATCACCATGAGCTACATCTGCCTCTTTAAAATCTCCATTCCTAATAATATTAGAAAAAGGGACAATAGCATCTCCAGAAACAGGTTCATTACTTCTTACCCATTGATTATCTGACATTAATACTAAATCCCTCTCAGTACCATCTGCTACATCATCAGGACTTCCTGCAGTTGGAGAATACAATAAAACTCCAGGCAATATATCTGAATCACCTAAATCTGCAGCCCACATTTTCCATGACGTTAAAAAGTTCATATCAAAACTTAATTGATATGATTCTCCTGGCACTAGAGGTATGCCTGTTTGTTCAATATATCCTAAATCTACCGCTTTATTTTGTGCAGCATCTACAGCTGCAGAAGGAGCACCTGAAGAATATATAAATGTATTTGCTGTAAAAATTCTATTCCATGGACTTAATCCAGGACTTGCAGATGATGCTATTTCTTTTTTAAATATTGTTCCAGTATGAGTATCAGAGTCTATCATTACTTCAAGATTAGTATTTGTTTCATCATGAGGAACATTAGAAAAAAGAGCAGAAGTCTGTGAAGATGCCTGATGCCATGGACTTGTTGCTCCAGTCGGACTAAAATTCCATTTATATATCTTATAATAAGATTTATCTGTAAATCCACTTTGTACTACTCTAGTTGTAGCTTGTGCACTACTAAATCCGATACTACCACCAGAACTACTTCCACCCATTCCATTTGTAAATACATATATATTATCAGTTTCAACCCACTCAATTCTAAAAGTAGTGTTATAAGCAGTTTTACCTGTTATCCCTTTTAAACTTACATATTCTCCTGCTTGCCATTGATGACCAGAAACTGTAATTTTTGAAATATCATCTACATGAGTACTTCCTAAGCCTTTTGTAAATGGCTGGTATATATCAAGACTTTTGTTAAAAGCAACAGGATTACCATGCCACCATTCTTCATACTCTTCAAAAGAATTCCCAGGCATATTTATTTTATTAAACCACCCTATGTATTCAATATCACAATATCCTTTACCTAAACCACTATCATCTTTAAATAAAACAACATCAGCTGCAGGATTAGTAGCACTAGCAGTAGTAGTACAATCAACAGCAGCAATATGAACATAATCATTATCACCATCGGTAGCTTCAGTAACAGCTGCTACTATATTATCAACAACAACTCCAGCGGTATTATTTGCATTTATTAAATAATGTGTATTGACTTTATCAGTTCCATAAAAAGGACTTGCAGGGTCAGAACTTGTACATTTTTCAAATGTAGTTGATGTCATAAGAGGTTCAGCTAATGCAGTTGCAGCATCTCCATCTGTAAAATGTAAATGCAACTTTCTTCCAATTACATCTGTAATTATTAAAGTACTAAATCCTTCAGGACCTATTTCAGGAGAAGCATATAATCCCTTAGTTCCGAATACACCTATATCTGTATTCCATATTCTTACCTTAGCAACATCTTTTAATCGAATATCCTCTCCTTCAATCTCACTGACAGTTATAGGAGTTGTTGCATGGTCTTTATGACCAAAAGCACCATCTATTGTAGCATATCTAGGACTAGTTCCTACATCATTATCACTCCCATCACCAGTCCAATTTATAATTTTTCTTATTTGCCCTTTTCCAGGACCTTTATGAATATGAATCATCATATTATCAAAATAACTTGGAGTATTAAAAATTGTATATCTAGAATCACTTGGAGAAAGATTTTGAAGTTCAATAACAGCGGTACCTGGAGTGGCTTTTATATATCCCACCCCATAATCAACAAAATGACCTACAGTGAAATCAGAAGATATAATATTTTCAACATAATCTGTACTATAAGCAAACAAACCACCCCCAGGAATAAAATCTGTATTCGTATGAGGATGGTTTTGTCCGTATTTTTTACCACCACCTGAGAATCTCACAACTCCATATTTATCTAATGAAGCATTCCAATTCTGGGAAAACTCATCATCATCAATATCAGATTGTTCAGAAAAGCAATTAAGTCCTTTCCAAGCATTCATATGAAACTCTTTTTTGTGCACTACTTGCCTCTTAGTTTATCAACAATAGGTTTTATCATCATATCCCAAACTACATCATCTTTAGTTGAAGGCGATAATTTAATAGCTTTTTCTACTATATATAAAGCTAATAAGCACCATTCCCAATTACTTGCAAAGAATCCTATTTGTTCCATTAGAATTTCTCCTTGATTTTGTTAAGTTTACCTTTTACTCTTTTTGCTTTGGTACCACAACTGGTACAAACAAAATTTGCTTTTGGATGTGCTACTTTTTTTAAAATAGCAATACTCTTTTCAACCTCTTCAATATATTTGCCATACTTATTTACAGTCTTTTGTAGAGACTTTACCTGCTTATCTAATTCATTTGGCTGTTCAACATACTTTTGAATTTTATTAAAATCAAATTGTTTAAGTAATTGTTTCATTACTATATCTATTATTTTCTTAATTAATAAACCTTGTAACATTATGCAGAAATATCATCTAATATTGCTGCAACTATACACTGAACATTTCCTTCACCTACTGTCTGGTCTGGGTCTGCTGATATTGCATGTAAATCTCCAACTGTTGTATTTGGAAGTTTTGCAAACCAAGAATGTCCAGAACTTATTTCTATAGCATTTGTAGAACCATGAGCAGCATCTGAACCATCAAGAACTAAATGAACACTTTCATCTGTTGTACTACTGCCATCTATTGTTCCACTATTTTTTATAAATAAAAACTTTACTTTATCTGAAGTTGATATATCCTCATTTTCAGAACCTGTTGCAACACCAGCACTATTAGCTAAAAATTTTCCAGTTATTAAATCAACACCACCTGTATTATGAGGAACATTAATAATACCATAAAACCATTTTTCACTAGCATCTGCAGGAGTATAAGATAATGTTAAATCTTTTAATGTGGCCTGTATTTCATCAGGTAATAATACTGCTTTAATTGTCATTGTTGCTGCATCAGCCATTTATAACTCCTTTTGAATTCCAAACCAAGTTAAGACTGCCCCTATAATAGTATATAATGTAAATCCAATTGATTTCATACTAGTTATATTATTCTCAGCCTTTCTTAATCTGCCATTAATTCTACTTAATTGATTATTATTATCATTAACTTTTTCTTTTATATGCTCAATATCTCCGCTCATCCTAGTTAAATGTAACGTAATGTTATTTCGATATTCTTCTATACTATCTTTTTTCATTATTATATAATTTTGTTATAATATCTACTAAACTTTTATAACTTCTTTCTAATCCTTTTTGTCCTAATTGCATAACTTTTTGCTGGTCAATTAATTTAATAATAATCCCTTCAACTCTATGAAAAGATTCTCTTAATTCTTTCTGCAATTCATCTTGAATAAACTTGTTTTGTTTCCAAATAAAGAATCCAAAACTTATTGCTACTGCTATTGGAATCCCAAAAGTATCTAATATACTTAAAATATCCATTAAGCACGATTATGTAGATGCTACAAAAACTTCAACACTTATTGCTCCGCCACTTGCTTCAGCTGTAATTTCTACTAAATCACCAAATCCTGCAGTATATGTAGATGTACCATTAGTATCGGAAGAGCCTGTAGCATGGTCGACTATATCAGCAACAGATTCTGCTCCTGTAGTTGCATGTCTAGTAACTAATGTATGAGCTGTTGCTCTATAACCATCAGTACTATCTCCTCCTGTTACAGCTCCTACACTACTATTTGCTACTGGATTAGCATTATCATGAGTAAATCGTAATCCTGGAATTATTTTATTTGTAGCTGTAATATTAGTTACATCATCACTACTATCAGCGGTATCACCTGTTGCTTCAGTAAATCCTAATGCCACTTGATTTGCAAGCATTGTATCAATTACTCCACTTGCTAAATCTGCATTATAAATAAATGTCTGTCCTTTATCTAACTTTAAACAACATTCATTATTATATTCATTTTTTAATACCAAATATAAATGATTTGCTGTATCTTTATTTGTTATTCTAATATATCTGACATTTCCTTCTTTAAATGTTCCTGCAGCTACAGCTGTTCCAAAACTAACTAAAGTAACTTCTGATTGAGGTACAGATACTATTCTCTTATCAATATTATTTATTCCTGAAATTGATAATGTATTTGTACTTCCAAATTCCTGACCATTTAATGTGAGTGCTTCTGTATGTGTTACTATTAAATTTGCCACTTATTCTCCTTATTTACCTTCTATCAATTGACCCCATAATGAGGTTTTTCCATTTATGATTTCTACAATTTGAACATTATAGTTATCATCTTTATAAAAATCTATTATTGCAAAAGCATGATTCCAATTAGTTAATCTCCCACCTAACCAATCTTCATCTAGTTCTATATCTTTTAAACATCCTAAACTCCAAGCACTTATAGTCCCTCCTTTACGAGTTTTAGTAAATCTTTGTAAATCATGAGTATGCCCATACATAATACTTTCTCCCCATGCATCTATATGTTGAAAAGAATGATATTTCCCAGTAAATTTACCATGTGTAAAATTTAACTTACCTATTTTTAAGTTATCTTTTTTATTATAAGGATAATATTTATAACCTCTTTCTTCTAATTTTAAAGCATTCTCTGTTTTATATTGTCCTAAATAAGGATATCGAATAACAAATTTATCTAACCATACTTCATGGTTGCCTTGTACAAAATGTCTTTCCTTGCAATTTACTTTATCTAATGCTCTGTCTATTTGGTTCATTCCTTTATTGACAACTTTAACATCTTTGTCTAACAGTGGAATTAAATCTTCCATGGGTTTTGCATTTCTTCCTTTCCAATAATGTGTACTAAAATGTTCCCATTCTCCTGTATCCCCTAAATCGATATATGTATCAGGTTTTACAATTTCTATTGCTTGACAGACTACGTTTATTGCTTTTTTATCGTGCATAGGAAAGTGCTTATCTGGTGTTACTATTGCTCTTTCGACTACACCTTTGCTTCTCTTAGCCATATTATCCCCTTATTTCAAAAAACTATTTTTTATTTTCTTTTTTTTCTTCTTTATCTTCTTTAAGCATTGCCTCTAGTATTTCAATTGCACCTTGGCATTTAACGAACAATTCCTTATGTTGTTCTTGTTGCTTTTTAAGATTTGCAATTCTTTCATTCAAATCACTCATTTTATTCCCCTATTTATTAACTATTATTAATTACTAAAAAATGAATCTTATTAGCAGTGTCTGATGAAGCTTGCGC